GCTGACAATAAACCCAAATTTGGCCTGATATGCAGTGGCCACCGCCGCTATAATAGCTACCCAGATTTGTTTACTATGCCACCAAACTTTTGACTCCACCTTACACCTCCTCTGTAACTTTATCCCAAGGATACCGAGGACCTGGGTCAGACTTCCTGCCCGCCGGAGTAGCTATGTCCTCATGGCCCACCACATCTTCAATCGGATAAGCCACAAACAAAGCCTCAATAATCGCCCGGTTAGCTTCTATCTGCTCCACCGGCCAATGCTCTCCTGTGCCTACGTTCTCAATCCCGATAGAAAAGCGGTTGACGTTGCGCTGCCCTTCGTATTCAGATTTCCCGGCGTGCCATGCTTCAATGTTGAGGGGGACCAACTGGTAAACCGTTCCGTCCTTATCCACAATCAGGTGGGCCGAAACATGAGCATCATCCCTTTTGGTGAGCCAACCCAGAGGACTTGCCAGGCTCTTTGTCGCCGTATAGTGGATCACGATCAGCCGGGGAACGATCTTTCCTCCCCGATCCGGGGCCGGATACTGAGGCACCGGAGAGCCGTTGATAAAAAGCAGGTCATCTACCACCAAATATTTACTCATGGTGACATCCCTTTTTTGAGCAGCCCTGCAATGACGTTGCCCAAAACAGATCCGAAGAATGCAGCTGCTGCAACTCCTCCCGCTCCCATGTAAACTAATCTGCGGAGGCTATTAATAGCGGTCCACTGATCTTTATTATCCACCTCAACCCTGTCCATATCTTCATTCAACCCCTTTATCATCGCATCATGACTTCCACAATGCCGAGTGCCTTGAATGGCAACAATGCTATCGATCTTCTGCGAAATATCTTTATGGATCGGGCAAAATATGTCTGCCATCATCCCTTCCCTTTCGCAACATGGCTGATTGTTATATCCCCTTAATAATAACTGCGAATACACATCCCAGCCGCGGCCCCGCTGTAATTCCCAAAATGCCGATAGGATGGTATGGCAATCCAGATTTTTCCAGAAGAAGCCGTGGAAGTCGTGATCCCCATTAAACGGTGAGTCGTGGCGGTGTTGGCAGAATAACGTGGACTGGCAAAGGACCGCCAGGCGCCATCGCCTGATATGGGCACATTATAAGACTTCCCTGGATCGGTAGTCGTGCCGAAAACAATATCGACCACCTGGGCGGTGTCGCTCCGATAGAAAAACTGGCCAACAGACCAATGGGAAGTGGCGGTTGAGGCGTCAAAGAAATTATCAAAGGTGATTGAAGGGGTTGCGCCGGTCCACTCTACCCTGTAAGTCGGGTGTCCATTATAAGTGATGGTTTCGTCTTTGGTGAGTGTCGCGTTGGTGACGGTAATGCTACCCACATCAAAAAGCCCCATCATGGAAGTCGAAGAACAAGCCTCCTGCAGCTCTCCTCGCCCCGGGCTGTAGGTGATGAACTCAGGCGGTTGAATCACAAAAGGCCAAATCTTGCCTTCGGTGATCCGAGCTATGGGATTATTTCCACTTGTCAGGATAGAGTATTTGTTATCCCAAGCATTGAGCCGCTTGATCTCAATGCTGTGGCAGGTGGTTAAGACAGTGGCCCCGGTGTTGGTGGTCTTGTAAAACCCCTTATAGGTGCTGCCGGTCCCCTGCCAGTTGTGGGTGCATTGGTCAAAAAGAATATTATGGCAGTCGGTCATATAGACCGCATCAGTGGCGGTAAGATTTGCTGTGCTCCAGCCAAAGCCGACCCGCTTGATCTCCCCGTTGCTGCACGAGGTAAGGCGCATAATCGGGTTGTCGGCGTTCAGGTTGGCTCCGCCCTCGATGTAGCAGTTATCGATTAGAAACCGATAAATGCCATTCATCTTAATGGCTTCGGCCCCCGGCACTTCAAAAATACAATCTTTAATTGAGTAGTTGCCAGCATTGCCGCCCGATACTGAGGAATCAATGTCGATTGCCGCCGCTACGTTGGCGTTAAACAAACACCGATTGATGCTCCACACATTCGAGACATGAGAGCTGTTGGTAGTAAACTCCTTGATCCCGTTGTTGCCACTGAAAAACTCGCAGTCTTCTATTGCCACTCCGATGCTATACAAGCCATAGACCCCGGAGGCAAATTTATTGAAACGGCAGTTATAGATTTTTATGTTGGCAGATGTGTTCGCCGCACCAAAAGCAATTCCATAACCATTATTGCCTGTTGCCCCTGAAAAGTAAAAATCCGAAATCCTGACCATCGAATTAATAGCCGCTATGGTCAGAATGTTATTCGTGGTAGCCTGGACAAAAGTTGAGTTGTTTCCCTTGATGTGGATGAAGAACGGGTCCGATGCCGAACTCACGATTATTTCTTCAACCAGGTATTTAGCCTTGCTCGTGGCCTCTACCGTGAAATAACCGTAAGTCCCGCTTGCATATAATACCGCAGTGTTAAAACATCTCTGCCAGGCATCAGTGTCGTTGGTTGTTCCATCGCCCACAGCGCCCCACCAGGCCGGGAACAGTGCGGTTTGATTCGAAGTGCTGGCAAACTTAACGATCCCGGTCCCGGCGCATGAAAACACCGCATACGGCCCCGCCTCCAAATGGCCGTTTATGGTAAAAGTCCTGCCGGTGGGGACGATAATCGGAGCGCCTATCTCAACTCTCAAAGACACTCCGACAGGTAAAGTGCGGTTGCTGGAAGCGTCAAGGGTTCGGGCCGCAGTGTTGGCAGTGTTCGGCACCAGGATCGTTGTGCCGGCCGCAGGTGTAGCCGCAAGGATAGCGTCCAGGGTGTTCGTGGTGTTGACCACGACATTGAGCCAGGGTACACCGCCAGCACCAAGAGCGCCGATCTGGGTCTGAATTGCTGATGTTACACCCTTGACATAGCTGAGTTCAGTCAAAGATGGCGCACTCGCCCCACCCAGGCGGGTTTCGAGAGCCGCAGAAGTCAGCATCGTCGCTGAAACCCACAAATCGAAGGCGTCCATAGCCGCATTAAATTCGGTGGCCTTTGCCGACCCAGAATCACCATAGGCAGGCTTGGGCAATCCGTGCGTAGTAGTAGCCATGGTACCAAAGGACGGCGACATAAAGGCCAGAATTACGGCCATAACCACAATCAATACTAAACCCTTATTTCTCATCACCGCCTCCTGAAGTTCCTTCAGTTATTACTTGTTTGTCTACAGACCCCAACATGGCAGATTGGTGCTTCTCTGTTGTGCTACCAAAGCATTTGACCACTGCTGTCAGCCCTTTCTCAGGTGTGCTCCAATCTTGTTTCAGCAAGTCAGCATGCACAAGAACAATGCAGTTAAAATGAGCGTTTTCATTCGTTCTCTCCACCCAACAAACTATTAAGATGTCCTCAACCAAAGATAATGACCAACCTGCAATTCAAAGCGCCGCGCCCACATATTTGACGTGCCCCAGTTGTCGGCAATTTTTATGGCATAATATCTATAAGCGACTGAATTTGTCACTTTCACAAAATGAGGGTCAGACTGATCGGCAGCAACATGTTGCGCAAATTGAGTTATGTCGGTAGTTAATTGGGTCCAGTTGGTATCGGTTCCATAAGTCAGTTCAGCAAAAGCTGTGGGGGTGTTCGATCCCCAAAGAGTAAAATTTTTAACCCCTTTGCCAGTTTCAGCGCCGGTATTATGCTCGTTTTCGTAATAGAGACGGGTCACGACTTTTGCAGATCCCAGATCGATGTGAAACCTCTGGCTGTTGGAGGCAACAGTCCCCCAACCGTTCGATTCTGCCCCCATCAAAGAGTTCGCCGGATTAGCTGCTTGATGGGCAGGAGAGTAGTCTGCCGAAGTTGCCTTCACAAAATTGGTATCGAAGGCCGGAGGATAAACGGAGACAAACCCCAAACGCTCGTCCATCGCAGACCAGACCCCATAACCAAGTTCGGTGGCCGGATCGCCCCCCTGATTTGCATAAATTCCATTAACTGGGAATGCTTCTGATGACCCTGCCCCGGAGACCCGCTCGTCCGTAATCATATCGTTAGTAATCACGGTGGAGGTGGTCTGGAGCAGAACCTGACAAACCGGCAACTTCCCGGAGGTTATGGCAGGGGCAGTAGGGGACCCGGCAGGAGTGCCAGTAATAACCGAGACTACTCCGGTTTGACCGTCTATCACTACCCGGTCAATACGCGGATTGCCTACTGGAGCTATGATCGTGGCTGAGTTCTGGGCCGCTTTTTCGGTGAGAACCCCGCCTACCCAAACCGGGCCGGGGTCGATCCGCACGGTCATGTTCGGGGTGCTTTGCTCATGGGGGGCGAACATCTGGCCGATCCGGGCCAAGACCGCTAAAGAATTATCGATAGCCGCCTTATAGACAGACCCAGATTGAGTCTCATGGTCTGGCTGTAAAAAGGTGCCTACACTCATGTGGATTCCCCTTTGACTATTTCGCTGTCAATTTTTTTGGCGGCTTCAGTAGCCCGGAAATCAGCCTGACTCCCAGATTTCGGGTGTATTAAGGTTTCTGCAACCGGTTCGACCCCGGCCAACCGTTCCAAAACCATAATCCGTTTTTCCAGTCTAATTACGAGTTCTGGGATAGTGGCCATCTTGAACCTCTACGCCGCCTGGTCAATGGTCGGCTGAAACCCCGTCAGCCTCAATACGCCGACCGCAGGGTCAACAAATAATTTGAACTTGACATACCGCCCCTCAAAATAGCCGATGCCCCAACTCTCGAAACCGTCGTAAGCCCCGCCGGCCAGTTTGTAATCCAGGGAAAGAAGCGGTTTTTTGGTGCCGGTTTCTCCCGGCCCTAAATTGCTGTAAATCCGGGCCCAGGCCCGGGCGACCTCATCAGAACCCAAGTCTATTTCCGGGCTGGTGTAGCTTATCTCGCTGTAAGGATTGACCACGTAGTTGTCGAACACGTCGAAATCATCGCCGTCCGGGATGTCTTGATCATCCGGGTTTAGGTTGCCAGTCAAGGGATTGCGCACCAGGTTTACCAACGTGCCTTCCCAAAGCGGCCGACGCTCCACGCTGCTCAAAATCGCGTAGAACTGAAAAACCTGAAAGGTTTTCCGGGCCTCATTGGTTGAGTAGTTCCCCGAGGTGTCAAGGGCTTTAATCATCACGTCCCAGGTGCCCGGCGGAAGGTTGGTGGTGGTGAACGAATTACCCTTGTATTCGCCGTTTACCAGGATGCCGGCTGACCAGGGCTCCCCCACTTCGCCATAACGGATTTCATAACTGGCCCGATCTAAATCCGGTATGGCAGTCCAGAGGGCGGTAATCACGTTCTCCACTTGCATGACATAGAACCCGGTCACATCAGCCGGCGGGGCCGTCTTACCCTCCACCACCTCAGTTTCGGTGGCGCCCCATGGACCTCGAGAACCGTCCTTTTTGACATAGCGTAGGCGGAAGTCATAGCTTTGGCCGTCAGTCACCGGCATGATAGACACCTCGCCGGTGTCCAGGGGCACCACCGGAAGAGTGACTGCGGCCTCATCGCTGCCGGTCACCCAAAACTGACACTGAACGCCGGTAATCTGGCTATCCAGGGCGGACGGCCGAGTCAGGTTTACCAAAATGCGGGACTGCCAGCCGCCCCCGGGGATGGGAAACAGCACCGTGCCGTCTGATCTGATCCAGGAAATTACCGGGGACCACCATTCCACCGGGGCGGTTATTTTCGGATCATGGGCCGGGATAGTGCCCACGTCCGCCAGGTAGATGTTTTCGTCATAGGGCAGCGCAATCACCGTGGCAGATAGGTCGCTGTTCGGCTGAATGGATTTGATGATCAGATCGATGGCCTCCAGATCCGCTTCACCGAAGAGAAACAGGTCCCCCACCGCCGGCCAGTCCCCCGCCGCCGGGATCGGAGTCGCAAAGATCGCCGTTTTTAGTGCGTCTTCGGAACTTGCAAACCATTCAGAGCTAAACCAGCCTTCTTTAAACCATCCGCCTGACCCCGTCTCAATGGGACAAAGAAGGCTGGTATTATCGGCCAGGCGGAACCGGAGAACGTAATCTTTCCCGGCTTCCATGGGGAGAAGTTCATCAACCGTTACACCAGCCAAACTCCCCGAATAAATTGGTTCCGGCGGGTCGTCTTCTGTGTATCCAATAATCTCCATAACCAGGGTCTTAACCCGCCCCCAGGAAAGCCCCGTCAACATCACGTCATGGGCGAATTTGATCCGGTCCCCCCGGGTGGCCACCAGCCATTCGATATCGGTGTCGAATTGGACAGTCTCGCAGCGCAGGGTTGCCACAGCGTAATGGTAGCGGGCATGTCGAAAGACCAACTCCGGGTCCGTGACCCCAGGGAGGTCAAGTTGCTCAAAGATCGTGGCGGCCGGGTATTCCGGGTGTGACACCCCCCAGGCATCTTTCCCGTCAATCTGATAGCCATCAGCCAGGACTATCCGCTCATCCTGCTGGTACTGCATATCCTCATTGACAAAGGGGCACCGGAAGGCGTGGGGCCGGTCCACGATGGTAATGGTGGATTGAAAGGAATCCTTGAGGATATTACGCGGAGTGAAGGCCGGGCCGATGGTGAAGGTCTGGGGTTCGTCGATGATCACCCCCACTTTGGAATCAATCCGGGAGAAGGCCGACCGGGCGGCGGCGGCAATTTCCCTCAGGAGATCTTCAACCGTGGCCGAATAGTCAATATATTTGTTGAATTTCCAGGCTTGAGTCACACAATATGCGTGCCAGTACTGGAGATTCAGCAGGTCGATCCGGGAGTCTGCCAAGGGTTTTTGATTCTGGGCACCCTGCAAAACCAGCCGGTAGAGGCTGGCAGGGTTTTGCGTCGCCCGGGTGATCCAGGTCTCGGTGTCCACATCCCAATCCAGGCAAATGCTGGTGAGGGTGCCCTTGAATTCATCCACCGTGCCGTTAAGCTGCCCCGTGGCCTTGATGCGCATGGCGGTTTTGGCCAGGGGGTGCGGGAAATCTATAGGGTCTTCATTGGTGATGGTGCGCAAGGCCACCCAGTAACTCACCGATGAGGTCCAGATGGTATCGGGGGGGGTAAGGCGCTTCACCTTGATGTCGTACTGGCCGCGGGCCGCAGGCTTCCAGCGCAGGTTGCCGCGCACCTGGGATTTAGTGTTGCCGGTCATGGTGATGGCGGTGGCAGGGTCACCCTTGCCGTCGGTTCCGGAAGGGGTAAGCCAGGGCCCCGAGGTGCCGGTTTCCCGGTAAGTCACGGTGAAATTCACCGTTATTGCATAAGTACCGCCTTCAGAGGTCAACCCCATGAGGCTGTTACAGGCCACGTCGATGGAAAGCTCGTCGGCGTCCTGTTCCGAGGTGCGGGTGTTTTCGACGTTCTGCTCCAATTCAATGCCCAGGGCCTCTTCCTGGATGTTGACGGTGTAAAGGGTAAGAGGATCATCGCCGTAGGTGATCGAGGCCGTCTGAACCCCGTTCCCGGCCTCGGTGGTGGTGGCGGTGCTGGTGGTGTAAGTCAGCACCAGGGCCGTGACCTCGGAAATCAGGTAGGTGGTGTCATTGGCCGGCGTGGTGCAGCCGCCCAGGGTCACGGTGTCCCCGGCCTTGATCCCGTCCAGGAGCCAGTTGCCGGAGGTCCGGATCAAGGTCTTGGCCGTAACGTTAATGGCGATGGTCTGGGACGACAGGAGCAGGGTCAGGTTGCGGTGCTCAACCTCCAACCCCTGATAGTTTTCCAGGATAGTATCGGCAATGCGGAGGTCCTCCAGTTGCACCGGAGAAAAACCCCAGACAAACAGGAGGCGGAGGTACTGATCGGCCCCGGCGCTCTCGGTGTAGGTCCGCGCCCCGTAGAACGGCGCCACCCGGAACTTGCCCAGGATAAAGGGCACCGGCGCCCAAAGATTCGCCTTGTTCTGAGCCCCGGTAATGGATAAGGTTGGGGAAGATTGACTGCCTCCATAATCCAAACCAATCGGCGACACACCCGACAAAGCGCCAATGGTTCCGCCGCCGCCGGGCTTGACCGGCGGGAACAGGGCGTTCAGGGCCAGGTTTCCGGCCATGCCGACGATCGCCCCCGCCAGGCTACCCGCAATCCCAGCCCACATGGGGCCGAGAGCACCCCACGTCAACACCGTGGTTACGACAGCCACCACAATCGCAGCAATGGCAATAAAAATACTTCCGATAATCCGCCCCACCTTGCCGGAGGGCACCACGCGGATATCGATGTTAGACCCAGGCTCCGGGTAAGTGCTGTCCCATTTGCCGGGATCAATATATTTATCGTTTACCCAAATATGCGCCCGGCGCCGTAGGAGGGCGTCAGGCTGGACTTCCTGGAGGATTTGAGACAGGGATATGGTCGGGGCGAAGGAGTGCTCTTCGTGGGCCACCTTGAACGGGTGCGGGCAGGCCACGACCCGCAATGGTTGAGGTTCAGAGGGAACCGGCAAGTTCTGCATGGCGGTAAATCCCGATCACCTGGTTTTTCCAGGCGGCCGCGTTATAAGACTCTACGCATGTCTCAATTTTCATGTCCACATGCAGCATGAGCCCCGCCTTGACCACCAACCCCACATGGCAGGGCCAAGACCCCTCCCGGAGCACAATCACATCACCAGGGCGCTCCTGATGCGCCTCTACCTCTATCCAAAGCTGTTTCTGTGCGTCAATTATTTCCCCGGCCTCCCGGGAGTTAAGGGCCGAGATATGTTCATACCCCGGCAACTCCACCCCGAAACACTCCCGGTAGGCCCTGACCACCAGGCCCCAGCAATCCCAGCCGGGAAAATCCCGGCCCTGGTCCAGGAAGGGGACCCCGATAGCCAGGCGGGCAAATTCAGTGAGGTTCAATTTTTTAATGTTTTTTCCGCCCATTTAATACAACCCTGAAAAATAAGTCGGGCTGAAACTGTACCCGCAGGCCGGCTCCTTGAATAACCCTTCCAGCGTCAAGATCGCTTCAATGGTCAGGCTGTCGTAGGTAATTTCCCGCATCTCGAAATCGGTGAACGCCGCCTCCACCACGTCTGGGGCCGAGGCCTTCACCAGCTCCAACGTTACCACCGGGGCCACGCCACCCGCCGCCGCCAGCCGGAGCGAGGCCACCAGCGTCCGGTCGATGTTGTCGATGACCAGTTTCGCTTGGGGAGGGCGGTCATCCGAATCATCCGACAAGGTCGGCTGGAAGGGGCAGGCCAGGAAGGGAATAGTCCGGCTTACCAGGTTCGCCCCGGAGTTGTTCAGATAAACCGGCTCCGGCAGGTCCGGGTGATCGATGGTCACCAACACGATAAACGCCTCATCGGTTTCCTGGGCGTTCACCGCGGCGATGAAATCCAGGGACACATCCCGGCTCATGGCAGTTTCTCCAGTTCAAAATCCGCGGTCCAGTTCAATCCGCCTTTAGACGAAAACACCGGCGGCTTGGTAAATCTTAAGACCTCGGACCCGTCATGGGGGAAGGTAAAAGACAGGCTGCCACCGGCGGTGGTGGTGTTAAAAAAGATTTCCAGATAGCCTTTCTGCGCCGAGGTCAGGTTCATCTTGCTCTTGATCGGGGTCACCTGGGCGGTGAACCGGCGGCGAACTTTGGCCGGTCCGGCATCCATCTCGGAACGGATCACAACCTCCGGCAAGGTTTCCTGATAACCTTCCTGGAGCCAGGCCTGGGGGAGCGTATCCGGCCAGTTTTGGGACATATCCCTTACCTCTTGGTGGCGCCGCCGCCGCTGTTGATCGCCTTGTACAACGATCCCCGCCGGGCGTAGGCCTTGGCGGTCATCTGGTCGATGGTCACGACAATATCGCCGCTGGGGCCCTGCTCTGCACTGGCCTGGGTGTTGGGGGCGTTGTTGTTGATGGTGATGTTGACCGGGGCGCTGCCGCCGCCCACGACCTTGACCCCCAAATCCCCCCCAATCCGGGTTAACGGCATGACCGCTTCCGGCCCGGCCTCGGCCATCAAGCCATAACCGACGGCCATGGGGAAAACCCGGGGGGAATGAAACACCCCGCCACGGGCGAATCGTTGGAACACTTCGCCGTGAGCAAAGACCCCGCCGGAAATAGAGGCCCCGGCAAAGGCCCCGCCGTCCCCGCCGCCACCCCACCAACTGGTGGATTGCATGGCCATCTTGGCCAGATTCATGATTGCCTGTGCGGCCATCTCGCTGATTATCTGCAAGACGCTGTTGGTAATATTGGTGATCACATCGCCGGCGGTTTTGGTCTGGGTCATGAGGGCGAAAATAGTGCCGCTCAATGAGGTCTGGACGTTTGCCGCGGCCTGCTTCCAGGCCGATTCCCAGCTGAACGCCTCCGGATTTATGGTTGATTGAACATGCTTGTTGACGGCGTTAATCTGGGACTTGCGGTAAGATTCCAGGGCATCCGGGCCAATCAAAGCGCCGTATTTTTCCTTAATAGCCGTGATCTCATCGTCTATGACCTGAATCCGGGCAACTTTATAACTGTTGGCGGCGGCAAGCCGGTCCCGATAAGAAAGTTTTTCATCCCCTAGCACCGAGTCCCACAGCGTTGAAGTCTCTTTGGTCGCGTCCGCTTCCAATTTGACCCGGTCCCGTATGGCTTGAACCGACTGTTGCTTGAGATCAAAATTAGATCGCCAGGTCTCATTGATGCTGTCCATGGCGGTCTTGCGGGCGGCATCCACTTCCTTGTTGAGCTTGTCGATCTCTTTTTGAATGTCGTCGGCCATGCTCCTGCCGCCGCCACCGCCGGGTTTCGCGGGCGCCTGCCGGGTGGGGGGTTTGCGGATATCTTCGCCCCAATCGCCGCCTCCGCCGCCGCCGGTGGGAAGGCTGGGGGGTCCAACACCATGTTCATCGGCCCATTCTCCAAAATCACCGGTGTGCACACCTGACACAATATCCGCACGGTATCGGGCAGATTTCTTAGCCGCCACAACTAAATCGGTAAGCCGGTTTATTACATAGGTAATCGCTGGAGCGACCTCCTCATACATTTCCCGGCTAAAATTACCCCAGGCAATAGACAGGTCCCCCGCCGCGGACTTGGCCTTGCTCATGGCCTCGGCGCCTTCGGTGGTGAGCACCCCGCCAAGCTCCTTATACCGGTCAATCCACTTTTGGATTGCTTCCGGACCCTCTTTCAAGGCCAGCACCAGACCGCCGCCGCTCTTGCCGAACAGTTCCAGGGCGATCCGGGCCTGGTCCGCCGGGTCCACGTTGTCCTTCATGGCCGCGGAAATTTCCTTGAGTTTTTGGGGCAGCGGCAAGGTATTGAGGACCTCCGCCCGCAAACCCAGTTCATCCAGGGCCTTGCCGGCCTTGCCTACCGGCTCGCCGAACTCATCCACCATGCCGGTGGCCTGCTCCACCCCCTTGGCGGCGTTGGAGACGTTGCGCTGCATCCGCTCCAGGGCGATGTTGAAGGCGTCGGCATCCATGCCGCTTTTTTTGGCCACATAACCCAGGGCCGAGACATTTTCCACCGTATCATTGAGCCGCTTGGCCATTTTCAGCAGGGCGCTTTCGCTGGCGGCCAATTTGTCAAACTCTTTCAGGAAGTTCCCGACGGTGAGACCGCCGGCAAAGGACGCCGCCAAACTCACCACATTCCCTTTCAGGCTACCCAGCATCCTCCCCACAGACCCCAGCCCCTGCCCGGAGGCCTCCAGGTTCTTGACGGAACTCGCCATGTCCTGCATGGACTTGACAAAGGTCTGGGTGGCGTTGTCCTTACCCACCAGTTCAATGACTACCTTGCCGTCATTAGCCATGTTTATGCCTCTGTTCCAAGATGCCCCGGGCCAGGGTCATGAGTTTGGAAAACAATTCGGGCCTGACACTTCGGGGGATCTCCAACAGTCTCAAGCCCGCTTCGATGCCAGCGATGTTGATGCCCCCCATGCCGTCGAAAATTGCCGCCTCAAGTTTGGCCCAGGCCAGCCAGGCCAGGAGATTGCCGGGCGCCACGCCCGGTTGTTGCTGTTCGCAGCCCTCGCAGGACCAGGCCGGATCAGCCTGGCGAGCCTGCCGGCAAGCCCGGCAGGCCTCCCAGGCGGACGCCGGCCGTCCTAACCAGCCTGCGAGGGCCCGGAGTTTTTTCCTTCCGCCTCCGCCGCCGCCTGGATCTGCTCCTGGATCAGGTTTACCAGGCCCGGTTGCTGGCCGAAGACCAGAACCTTCATTTCATCGGTGCAGGGGAGTTCTTTACCCTCACCGTCCACCAGCCCTTCCCAGGCCTTGATGCGGCGCAGCAGTTCAATCCGGTCGAAGGCGATGGCGGAAACTACCCCGGCCTCCTGGCCGCCGTTGCCGCCGGGCTCAATTTTCCATAGACCGTTTTGCCTGGCCCATTCCAGGGACTGCAATTGACTGGTGAGGTTCACCGGGGCCAGGACCACCGCCACGGTGGTCCCCTGGTAATCAATTTCAAGGCGTTTGTCGCCGGTGGCGATGGTCAGCATTTTTCCTCCAGGTTCAGGGTTCTAAGTCACCGCCCGCCTGATTTGGATATAGAAATCGGCGCTCTTCTCGGTCACCGCTCCACCTCCCCAGGCACACCGAAGTTCCCCTATATAGGTCGCCTCCGGCTGGTTGGTATCCGTGGCCGTCAGGTCAACGGTCACGACCCCCTGGGCCGCCAGGGTCTTGGTAAAGGCGGCATCCAGTTTGGAAAAGGTGTAGGCGGCGTCGGCTTTGTCCTTTTTGACTCCCAGGAGCAACGTGGCCCCGGAAAGATCCACGGCGGCTCCGTTCTGATCGATCACGGTCAAGGTGAGGGTCTTGGCTTCGCCCTGCTTTAAAATTATTTTGGCCACGGGCACCTCCCTTTAGGTCGGGTCACCCAAGGTGATTTTCCAGGCCGGCCAGGTGATCGGGTTGCCCGCGGTGAGGGCCTGGCTGGTACAAGTGGTGACATAGAGCAGTCGGGACCCGTCCACCAGGGCCACAAAAAGCGCCGTGCCGGGGTTGGTCACCACGTCGGTTTTAGTCCCAACGGTTAATTTCCGCCCCCCGGCGTCGCCGTCGGCAGCGATGAAATCACCGGGGGCCATGGCAATATCCGCCAGCATATAGGTGGCAATGGCCTCTGCCCGGGTAGTAGGCTGGGCGGAACAAACACACATCAAATTAGCGTTGTTTTTGATAATGTTCAGGGCGCCGTCGAGAACATCATCGTGCACGGATTTTGCCATATCAAACCTCCAGGGATACGGATAATTGCTTGCATGACGGGGTAGCCGACAACAGGCGGGCTAAGATCGAAACCTGCAAATTCCCGTAGATTTCCGGGGCGGGGGCAAAGAACGTGATATTGTTAGCCGTGTGGGCGTGAAATACATCGGCAACCGCCAGAAGGTGCGTCTGGATTAAAATTATCGGGTCAACGATGTGACCGTGCTGTGCGTCAGCGACCGCCAGTAAATGATTTTGAACCAAGACCAGGGATTCGGCGGTGTGAGCGTGGACTGAGTCTTGAATCGCCAGAGGAACCGTCAGGACAAGCTCAAGGTTATCGGCGGTGTGGCCGTGGGCCGCATTAGCGACGACAAGGTTATGGGTTTGGGTTAATGCTGGTGACTCGGCAGTGTGGGCGTGTAATGCGTCTGCTACAGCCAGGTGATGGGTTTGGGTCAAAGCCGGGGAGTCAGCCGAATGAGCGTGAGAAGTGTCCTGGACGGCCAGCAGATGCGTCTGAGTTAGGCTCGGGGAATCAGCCGCGTGGGTGTGGGAAGCATCCTGGATTGCCAGGAGATACCCCGCCTCTCCCATACCCCCAGGCCAGTATTCTTTGGGCCAATACGTTTTAGGCCAATACGTTTTGGGCCAGTAGGGATAGCTCATTTATGCACCTGAATCGTCAAATGAAACCGCCGAGCGATTCCCATCCGCATCCACTGTGGCTGTTATGCGGTTCACGGCATCGGCCATGTCTCTATAGTGCTGGGTGCCAGTGCCTCCGCCGTTGGCTTTTCCGGCCAAAGCCGCCAGCATACGCCGGAGAGCCACTTTCACGGTTACCGAGCCCTCAACAATCCCGGCCAGAAAATTCGCTTCAATCTCCCCGCCGCCCTGCACATATTGTTCGCCCTCAAAATTAAGGACTGTCGTTCCGTCATCGAAGTGGACCAGCGCCTGATAGAACCCATCTGCCCAGGACGTGATCGTTACCGCTTTTTTATACACCCCGGCCACGTTCGTGGCATCCACCTCAACCAAGGGGGTGGTGGGAGTTGTCCAAGCGGACGCTTTAAAGGTCAAGTCGTTCCAGTCCAATAAATATCCGTCAGCCACTCTGCGTATCTTTAAGGCAGTCGAGGCCGCCTTGCCGGTAAGCAAGGCCCCATTAGCGTCTGCTATCAATGCTGAGATTTCCATAGGTTACTCCAGTTCCACTGCCATGATTTTTTCTACATCTTCCGCCGCCACAAGCGCCGCCTTGGCCACGCTCAACTTCGTGAGCCATTTCACCAGGGACACAGCGTTGGCCTCCAGCTTGTCCATGATGGCAGCGGGGCCGCCGTAGAGCTGCACCTGGGCGGTGACGTAGGCTTTATAGCGGGTGATGATGGCAGCATTGGTGATGACCCCGGAGAGGATGCCTACGCCCAGGAGCAGGGACTTATTCATGTCCGCGGCCACATCCTGGGGGTCGCCGATATTGTCCAGTTCCAGAAGGCGCCGCAGTTTCAATTTGAGATAATGAATCCGGGCTAGTGCGGCCAAAACGGTTTCGGTTTCCAAGCCGGCGAGCACCTTGCCATAGATTGAGAGTTGGTCTTCGGGGGTCATGCCATCGCCTCCTGTAATTTTTGATAGGTCCGGGGCAAACGGATGGAGTGCGGGGCGGCCTTTGCCAGGCGCAGCATGTAGGGCAGAGAATCAGTACCCTTGGCGTGCCCCAACAGCGACACTACCGCCTGCTGGTCGCCGGCCTTCAATCTCCGGCTGAATTTATAAAGGCTATATTTGCGGATGATTCGTTTCGTTTTCCAGGTGCGGTAGCCGACAAAATTAACCCCTCGCTTGACCCGCTGGATCGTGGATTTGGATAATTCCAGGTGCAGGCTGCTTCTTAGAAATCCTACGATCCGGTCCCGGTAAGCCAGCGCCTGTTCCCGGCTGAGGCCCACCAGCACCATATCGTCCACATAGCGGGCATAATGCTTAACTTTCAGGACCCGCTTGATGAAATGATCCACCGGATTGAGATAGATCAGGGCGTAAAGCTGGCTCAGGAGGTTGCCGATGGGGATGCCCAGGGGGTCGCCGGTGTCGGCGAACAGCATCATCACTTCCACCAGGCGGCGATCCTTGAGCTTGCGTTCGATCAGTTCCCGGAGAATCTGCCGGTCGATGGAGTAAAAGAACTTCCGCCCATCGAGCTTCAAAACATAGGAGTCGCCACCATAATGCCGGAGGGCCTTTTGGGTGTAATCGCTGGCTTTATGCGTCCCGTAGCCGTTCCTGCAGGCAAAAGAGGTGGAAATAAAGGTGCGATCGAATACGGGATAGATCACCCGGTAAATTGCGTGCTGTAGTACGATGTCCCGAAAGGACGGCGCATAGATTACTCGAGGCTTAGGCTCGTAAACCATGAACTTGAAATAAGGCTGCGGCCGATAGGTGCCGGCATGGACTTCGGAATGCAGGGCCGCCAGATTGCCTCCCAGGTGAATTTCAAATTCAAAGCAGGCTCGCTTACCCCGTTTGCCCCGCCGGGCGTCGAGGTATGCCTGGTATAGGTTGCCCCGGCTGAATGCCTGTTCAAATAAGTTGCCAAATCGTTTCATAAAGCCCTTCTGGTCTTCGGATTGCGTCCTACCAAGAAGAAGGTTTTTCCCGATTTCGCCCGAGGCTGGATAACCTATCCCTGTTCTTCCACTGTCCGCATGAGGGCGGTTTGAGGAAATGCAGTCGCAACGCCAGCTCACATTGTTGTTCGAGTTCGTCCGGTTGTTGTTCCAATTCAGATACCAGACTCCCGCATTGGACGTGTTGTTCCAATTCGCACAGGAGATGGGGCATGTTAATAGGTAACCCATACATTCAGTTCCAGCGGTTATCGTCTTTGAGCTTTTTGATCCAGCCGCCGATCATTTTGCCGACCTCATCTACCAGGGCGGTGATAGCCTGAAAGCGGTTTTCCTCCCGTTCCAAAAAGTGCTTGTCTTCCTGCTTGCCGTCCTTGAACCGGAAATAGCCCAACTCGTAAGCCAGATAGATCTGCATCCGCAGCTTCTCGTGGGCGATATCCAGATTGGTTAAGGTGGTTTTCTTGAGATAGCGTTTTTCTCCTTCGGTGATGTGGTCGTAAATGGCATAAGCCGTGTTTCTGATGTTGTTGCATAAGGCGTATTTCTCATGCTTGGGAAAATGGTTAAGATAGATGTTTAAGAGCTTTAATAACTCCCCCATTTTTCGATAAAGCCTCGGCTCGCTGTGCACCCCCATTCCCGCCTCGTTATCACTCGGCTACACAGGGAAACAGGCGCAACGCCAGCCCACAGTGCTGCTCGAGTACGTCCGGTAGCTGTGCCAAGCCAGAGCCCAGACCCCCGCATAGGACGTGTCGGCCCAATGCGCACAGGAGATGGGGCAAAGTTCGTTTCGTATGTATTGATAAAAATAATCTTTGCCGAACAGGTTATCGCCTCCGGGGCTTAGACCGGTGACGGCAAAGGGCAGGCCCAGGCCGGCCAGGAGGTAATCAGCGCCGCTGACGTCCTCGGCTAACACCTGGTTAAAGGCGTTGCCATACCGCTGAGCATATACCCCGCCAGCGGATGTGACGAATACCGGAACGAAAGCGTCCATCATGGCCGCCACCCCGGTGGCCCCCCAGTGGTCGGTGGCCGCGCTGTTGCCGGAGGTAAAGGATTTCATGGCCGTGGCGGTTTTAGCGGCGTAGAAGGTGCCCTTAGTGGCAGTGCCCCCACTAACCCATGCCCCCGTCGCTGTGGTATTTGCCCCGGTTAGAGAGAAAGTGTCGTCGTTAATCTTAATAATCGTGTAGATTTTGCCGTTCAGCACCGCCATAGGGGCCGCCACTGAGTCGATTTGTATGAGGTCACCAGTAACATAACCATGCCCTACAATAGTTACTACCGCAGGATTGGCTTCGGAGATTCCGGTAATATTTTTGGCCGCAGCGACGCACGTCATTCCCAAGGATATCTCATACATCAGACCGTTGAGGTCGGCGATGCCGCACTCCTGGCCGTTGTGAGTGGTTTTAGCAAAAGGAAAGCCGCTCCCGGCCTTGCCGCAGTTACTATAACCGTCAGTCAGGTAGACCACCGTGGCGTCATCAGTGTCCCGAAGGGCATTGTTGTTGCAGCCCTTGGGGTAATTCTTGGCCCCGGTCCAGTCATACCATGCGCACCAGGCCTCGCACTTGGAGGCCAGGCCGTGGGCCTGGGACAAAAGCGCCAAGGCCGCATATTGAAATCGTGATCCCACGGCAAACATACTTGAGGCATTTTCAGCTCCATTCACCCCGTCCCGGGCATGAGCAGCCTTGATAGCCTCGAAATAAGCATTGCTGCCGCACGCCGTAAGGCCCACATAAGCTCTGCAAGTCCAGGTTATCTGATCGTCTACTACGGTGTCGCCAACAGTGGTTGGCCAAGGGGGTTGTGTGGCTGGATCGGTTTTGAAATCCCCCGCCCTGGCGGTACACTCATAGGAGTACCCATTAGCTACCGTAGGCCGCCTATACTCGTTCAGGGCTATTACAGTATCAGGCGTCCAGGGGATTTGAGATTTCCACATGGGGTTGTGATCCGCATGGGTGGACAGAGGCAGGCCGTTCTTGATGGACGACCCGATATAGCCTGTACCCCAGGCGGCCTTGCTGTTGGGGTACTTGTCAAAGAAAAACCCTGACTTCTCCACCCCGCCGTCGATGAAAGCCCGATGCAGGGCATAACCCGCAGCGTTGGCTGCGGCAGTGTCGGCGTAGGCGCTGGCGGGCTTGATATCTACCCAGTTCACAGGGAATCCATTCGCCCCCGTCCCAATCTTGTAATAAAACTTGGGCACCCAGCACATCACCGACCCGTCGGCATAAACATAATTGCCATAATTCCCCGAAGTGGGGTCAGCGTGCCCGGCCAGGGGCGTGAAGCCGGTCGGCAAATCAGTCGGTGGACAAATACCCACCCCAAATCCAGCCGTGCCAGCCATGCCAATATTGTTTGCGCTAGCCGGATAGGCCTGAAGATACCTGCGCTCCCCCGCGACCAGGACGTAATAACCGCCGTCATCATATTTCACAAGGCCCGCGTCGCTGGTTGGCTTAAGTAACATTGATATACCCCTCACAGTGGACTGATAACTAAATGCTCTATCCCAACAAACTATCCCCGCCCCGCCGGGGCACGTCCCGGCAGACCTGCCCCTGGGTCTTGTTAGGCATACGAGGCCTGATTGTTGACCAGGATGGCCCGAACAATGGCGTCCGCGGCCCCGTTCTCGAAATAGGCCTTGAAGGGCAGTTCCACGTAAACCCCACCCTTGACGATGGTAGGGGTGGACGGGGTGTAAAGCAGCTCCTGGAAGAGAAAGGTCAGGGACAGCAGGCCCGCGGTAAACGTCACCTGCAGGCTGGACTCGGTCCCTGCCACCGCCTTGTTGTAAAGGGTCTCGCTATCGAACAAGGCCTTGATAACGCCGCTCACCAGACAGTCGCCCTCCGGCAGGCCGCCCCGGACCGCGTTGGCCAGGACAAAGGAATCGCCATCCAGGTCGTTGCTGATCTCGAAGTTGAGGCTCTGGACCGTGGCGATGGGGACGCCCCCTTCTTGGATGGCGGCCTGCATGGTCTGGAACCGGGCGAAGGCTATCTCGGTGGGTCCGGAATCATAAGCGGTCCCGGCAACCGTTTCTTTAGCCCCGATAAGGTCCATCTTGGCCGTAAGTTCGCCGTCGCCGCTGATGTCCATGGCGAATTTATTGACCTTGACGCCGTTGAATTTGTGATACTGATTGATGTCGGTAAACCCGGCCTCCAGCACCAGGGACTCAATGGCGGAGGCGGGCTTGAAGACGTGGGTGTATTTTCCGGAGACACAGGTTTCGGTCCCGGCGAAAGTCTCGGCCACATACAGGGAGGGAATGACAATCTCATTGGTGGTCTTGGAGGCAATGACGTGGGTGCCGTCATAGTTGATGGTGCCGTCAATCACCACCGTCTCCCCGGCCACAAAGGCGTGCCCGGTGATGGGAAGCCCCACGAAATCGCCCACCTTATCCACCGCTGGGGCGTTGTCCAGGGTATCCGAAGACGGCGGCGCCGTGGTAGGCGCTCCCAGCAAGGCCCGGAGCCAGTAGCCGATGGCGACCTGGTCCACAGGCACCACCACGCCGCCCTTGGCGTCGGAGTTGCCGTAAAACGGCATGGCCCCGTCCCGGCGGCCCCGGTGGGTGTTGCCGTCCTTCAGATCCCGCACCGCCTTCAAATCCCAGGGGTAATTAAAGGGCACCAATATCCCGGCCGCGGAATTCGGGTCAGCCCCATAAGACGTTTCAAAATCAAGCACCACTTGAGCGGCGCTCCCTCTGGCTTGAGCCATGGTAATGTCCTCCTAAAGTGTGGGGGTGAACCCGCCAATTAGCTTCGGGTATGAGACATTGATATTTAAAGCCCCGGCGAACAAGGGGAAAAAGCTGATGGCATCGTAATCAAAGGCCAGGTCGTCAAAATCCAGGCCCGCCAGGGCGGCCCGGATCGCCGTTTCGGCCAGGTCCATGATGACTTCCAGGGATTCCGGGCCCTGGTTAACGATGGTCCGGACACCGCTGACCGTGGTGTCATATTCCCTGGACTCATCCCGCAGAAAAACATTGACGGAAAAAGCAAAGGGCCAGTTGTCGGGGGCGATGCCGCGCTCTTTATTCCAGGCGATCACCTCAAAGACCGGGCACTCCTCCGGCGCCGGGCCGTCCTCCCCGGACAGCCCCAGGCAGACCAGGTGCGGGGTGTCAAACCGGTCCTGGCATTCCTCGAGGAGGGCGGCGTCGTCCCGCAGGGCCTCGAAGATGGTGGTGGCAATGGCGGTGGTGGTCAGCATGAAACGCCGGTTTCCTGTTTTTGGTAAAAATCCGGAATCATTTCGTTCTCATCAGAATGGCGGCGGTATGCCCTTGGGGTCACCCCCGGCCCAGGCCGTGTTGATGCGCTGCTGCACAAACCCGGCGATGCGGGCCTGGTTTTTGCGGTACACCGGCTCCACATGGGGACGGGCCGGTATGGTAAGCGTCGATTTGCCGATCCCAAAGCCCGCGGCAAAGAGAAACCGGCGCATCTTCGGGGTGACCTTGACCGTGTGGGCTTCGGCATGGTAGGCCGCCAGGGCGGCCAGCCGTGAATTGAGAAACCCCATGCGCACCGTGGTCTGGGCAATACTGCCGTCAGGCCCGGATTGCACCTGCTTCTCATAACGCACCGCACCGGCCAACCGGCTCAAGGGAGTTTTGTTAGCCGATATCCTCCCCATTTTGCCCCAAGCTCCACTTTTGACCTGACGGCGGGCATAAGCTCGTTTCGCCTTGGCCAGGCCACCCCGCTGATTCCAGGGGTGCGCCGCCGGCCAGGTCACATCTCCCGGGGCCTGCTGGCGCATCCCGGCTTGGGTGAGCTGCCGGAGCCGGAAACCGGAGGAGGACAGGGCGTCGGAATGGGCCTTGGAGGCGAGCCGGGCCCGCTCCTGCACATGCTTGGTAGCCCAATCCTTAATCCGTAGCGCCATGTCGATCATTTAGGCCCTCCCCCGCATCACCGCCTGTTCACCCCGGGTGCACTCCAGTTGCCAGGCAATTCCCAAGGCGTCCCCGGCCATGATCTTCCGGACCCGCCAGACAACCCCAAAGATAGTAATAAAATCCCCGTCCTTCCGAGGCGCCGCAATGCTTGCCTGGGGGATAACCGCGGTCATCTCGGCCGCCACTTCCCGCCCGACCCCGCCGGGGTTCTCACCGTAACTGATCACTGCCGAAATGGAGGTCTCCACCGCCGCGGTCCCCAATTCCCGGGCCGGTTGAGTGTAAATCACCGTCTGCGCCAGGCCGTCGGGGTCAAACCAGGCGGCCTGGGCATCGGTGGCGGTGTCAATTCGCAGCGTCATGGGTTACGTGGTGACACCGGAGATCAGATAACCGGCGCCGGCGTAAACCAGGGCCTCGTCCACATTGTTGCGCACCCGGTACACCCAACTCCGGATGCTTTCTTCCCGGTATTGTTCCGTGATCATTTCCTGGGGGCTGTCGCCGGTCCAGAGAAAGGTTCGGCCCAGGCAGGGCTCTTTCAGGTCCCTGACATTGGAGGCCAAACGGGCCACCAGGACGTAATCGTGGGTCCAGATATTGCCCAGACTGGCCGTCTGGCCCTTGTCGGCAGAGTCGTAGATGCCGCCGGCCACCAGGACCTGGTCAACCCCGAAATACTTGGCCAGCATGTCCCGCTGCGCCTGTTCGGTTTCGATGAGGTGCGGGCTGGTGTACTGGAGATAGGTTTTCAGTTCATTGGACCGCAGGACGTTTTTAAACACGTCCCAAGCCATGACCACGCTGTTGGGCATGATACCGCGGTTGGTCCGAAGGGCCGCAACCGCCGCGTCAACATCCACCTTGGGGGTGCAGTTGGCAGCCACGTCCCAGGCCGCGGCCGCCGCCCCGGTCAACGGGACGTTGGTCAGGTTCATGATCATTGCGGCCACCCGGATTTCCCGGGCCCGGCGCACCTTGTCCATGGCCCGCTCCACCGCCACTGTCTCGGCGTCAAACAGGCGGGCGTACATCCGCCGCTCAACGTCGTCCAGGGGTTCTTCGTGGCCGTGGTCCTGGCAGGAGAATTGCCCGGTGGTGAATTCCCAATCATCGCGGGGATAACCGGCCCGGGGCGCCCGGCGGGTATCGTGGGATTTGAGGAAAGTTTCCACCAGGATCTTAGGGTAGTCGCCGGACTGTTCGGGCGTTTCAAAATACGGCAACACCTGATCGGCGATAAAGCCCTGCCGATCCGGAGCCATGATGGCCTCATAGGCCAGTTGCCCGAGATCGGGGCGTTGAATGGTCGTGCCAGAAGTTGGTCTGGGCATGTTCAGTTCCTCCTTTCACTGCCCCGTTACGAGGTCAGGCATTGACGTTTGGCTTCGATCCACAGGCCCGCCAGGACAAAGTCGTCGGTGCCGAGCTGGCCGTCGGTCGGGTTGAAAATCAGGGTCAAAACAGATGGCACCGCCGGAAGGTCCGCCAAAGCGATGGCCAGGGTCTTTTCCTGATAGGTGTCGGTGGCGGCAGTCAGAAATTCGCCCGACGTGCCGCCGCAGTTGGCATCCGCCAGCATGGCCGCCCCGGCAGCGGCGAAGTAAGCCTCGCAGGTAATGGTCGGCGAGTCCACTTCGTTCGCCCCGGCCTTGACGATGGCCCCGAGAAAGTGGACCACCATGTCCGCCGTGGGATCCAGGTCCGGAGGGATGACAAAGCGGGCCGCCATCTTGGTGGGGTTGGCGCCGTTGTTCCACCGCAAGGCCACCTCTTTGTTGGTGAGCTGGGTGAACCCGTCGGCGGCGCCGTTGGCGAATACCACCGTGGGGGCGCCGGTTTCCAGGGTAATGGCCGCGGGCTGGAGAAAATACTGCGTAGTCTTGATCCCCTGCATGATTTCGGCCAGGGCGGCCTCCACCGTTGCCCCGGTGATGAGGCTGCCGCTGTCGGCAATGGATACCGACCCGGCCGCGGTGGCCAGATAGGGGTTGATGGCTACTTCGATGATGGACCCGGCGCCGCTGGCCGCTTTCAGGGCGATAAACTGGATGGTGCCGGTTCCGGAGTCATCGACCCGGCCACTGGCCGTGCCGTAGAGATTGGCTCCCAGGGCGATGGCACCGTTGGCCTCGATTTGAAAGGTACCGGGGTCATTCCAGAGCTTGACGGCAATGGGGTCGCCCGACGCGGCCCGGCCCAGGGTGATGCCGATGCCATACTCTCCGGCCCCGGCATAGATAACCTCAAACGGCTCCGTGACACTGCCGGAGGAAAACTTGACCCGCCGGTTCGGCTCCAGGGCCGAACCCGCCAAAAAAGTTTTGTTTCGATCCGTAAACATGATTTCGACCTCCTCCTATTTTCCCGCCGGGTTGTGCCGGTCGATATAGGCCTGATGCAGTTCAGGATATTCCTTCGCCGCCATTTTGATGGCTTCGCCCCGGGATTTGCCCGAAGCCATGATTTCCTTCACCTTGGCCTCGAAATCCTGACCGGTGCCCGGGGCGGTCGGCCCCATGGATGGCGGCGCATTGGTTTTCATCTCCGCCAGGGCTTTGTCCCGGCCGTCTTTTTCGGCCTGGAAGAACCGCTTGAAGGTTTCACCTGCAGGTGCGCCGTTCTTGACGGCCTCCAGGGTCACCGCTTTGTCCCCGTCAGCCTCCAGGATCTCCACCACTCGGGCCCGTTCGGTTTGAACGCCCTCATCCTGGCCGGCCGCCAGACCCTCCGACCTGGCCGAACCCCTGATTTCCTTGAGCAGTTCCGGGGCCTCGGCCTCCAATTGCTGCAACGTGATAGGCATAATTGCCTCCTTTGATTTCGGCCCGGAACGCTCTATGGACACCCGAACCTTTTTGTCCTGATCCGCCAGCGTGATCGCTGCGGTCTCATCATCCGCGCCCAGGGCGCAAAAACTCACTTCCCGGACATAGGATTCCAACCAGATTTCCGCCGGCCCCGCGACCTCCTGGCCGTTCACCAGCTCGGTTTCCTTGTCGCTGTCCAGGACCTTGACCTTTTTCGGCCACACGCCGATGCTGGCCTGCCAGGGAAACCCCTCTTCCGCTAGATCCCTGACCTCCTGGCCGTCCGCCGATTTGACCGAAAAATCCCCTTGAAGGAACAAGTTGCTATTTTCCTTCCAGGCCTTGGTGCTGTAACCCACCACCCGGGACCGGTCATGCTCCCGGAGCACCGGCATCTTGGCATTGACCTTGATGCCGTCGGTAGCGACCACCAGCTTGCCGAACCATCCCCGGTCAATCACCGCCCCGGTGTAGGCCGTGATCAAAAAACCTTTGCCGGGCTGATCGCCTTGGGCCGGCGCCAAGGCTAACGGGGCAGTAAGGCTCAGGGCGGAGCGCTGGGATTTGCTGTCATCCCAGAAGGCGTTGCACATGGCAAAGGCCTGATCGGATTCCCGGCCTTCCCGGTCAACCAGTTCGCCGGTGCAGCGCTTGAGAAAATCCTGTTTGTTTTCGCCTTTATTCGGTTTGGGCATTGTTATCTCCTGTCGGTTCCGGTTCCGGCCCCGCGGCGACGGCCATCTTGGGGGCGCCGCTGACCGGAAAAAACAGGCCCAGTTCGTCGGCCCGCTCTTGTTCGCGCTTTAACTGTTCAAAAACCTCTTCCCAGTCCCGGCCCTGTCCCGCCACTTCCTCCGCCTGGGTGGACAGGCCATAATCGATGGCCAGCTTGGAGGCCTGCACCTCCTTCACCGGATCAACCCAACCCCAGCCGCCGCCGATCCATGCGGCTCGGGTGTATTCCGCTCGCATCTCATAGAACCGGGGGGCCTTGAATAGGCCCCGAAGAAAGGCTTCCTCCAGCACCAGGTCCCAAAACGGCTGACAAAATTGGGCTGCAAACCAGGAGCGCCAGGTGGTAAACAAGCGGCGGCCTTCCAAAAGAGAGGCCCGGGCGGAAGAATAATTGGTCTTGGAAAAATCCTTGGCCAGAAGTTCATACGGCAGGCCGATGGCGATCCCAATCATTCTGAGGATGCCTTCCACAAAGCTGGAAAAGGTTTCCCCGCCACGCTTGGGGTCCACCACAGAAATATTTTCCCCCAGGCCGAGATAGGTCACCAGGCCGGGCTCAATGCCCTGAAGGCGTTTGTTGGTGGTGGATTCGACGCCGGTGGCGGCGGCCAGGGCGGCATATTGCGAATCATCTTTGGTAATAAACACCGCCAGGCAGGCGGCTACCTTGGCGGCCACCAACTCGGCGTCGAGGTAATCCGCCAAGTCCTTGAAATAGGTAAGCACCGGGGCGAAATGGGGCACTCCCCGAAGCTGCCCAGGGCGGTTGGTGCGGAAAACGTGGAGCACCCGGGGGCGGCCATGGCTGTCACGGGCCTCAATCCTCTCGGCCTTTCCCACGTTGTAGGCCGACACGCCCTGGTTGGAGTAATCAACCTTGGAAATCCAGTAGGCCAACGGCTCCCCCCGGGCGCCGACTTCAATGCCTGTGTCCATGGCGGTCAGCGATTTGCCGCTCTGGGGACAAAGGCGATCACCCTCCAGCAACTCCACTACCCGTTGGATCGGCCGCCAGGGTTCACCGGCCATTACCGGCAGGGCCAGGATCTCGCCGTCCTCCACAATCTTGCGCAGGGCCAGAAACTGCAAATCATCAAAACTCAGCCGGTTGCCGGCGTCCGCCAGGGGCGTCCAGACCTGCCAGATGCTTTCCGCTTGGCGCTGCAACTCCCGGGCCTGCCCTTCATTGAGGCCCAGAACATCGGCCCGAAGACGCGATTGCGGCCGCAGTCCCCGCCCCACAATGTTGATGGCCATGGTGTCGGTGGCGCCGCTGGCCACAGCATCGTTGCGGTTCAGATCCCGGGAGCGGTTGCGGAGCATTTCCAGGGTGGATGAAGCGGGGGTGGTGTTGCTGCGACCCAACAGCCAGTTGTTCCGGAGCCGGGAGGTATCAGCCCCCCGGTAGTCGGCCATCAGTTCCAATTGCAGCTTGGCGGCCTGGCGGCGGGCGCCCAGAGCGGGAGAAACATAATTGATCATCCGGTCCAGGCGGGAAAAAGGGCGGGGCTTCACAGAGGCACCGTAAATTCAACCCGGTTGATGGGGTCGAAACCGGCCCCGGCGCCCCCGAACTTGGCCATCTCTCCCAACAGCCACTGTTCCCGCTTTTGGAGTTGGTCCAGGTTGGCCCGTTTCAACCCCATGGAAGCCCCAGCGGTATATTCCTGGGCGGTAAGGCACTTCGAGATGGCCGTCTGCACTTCTGTCAGCATGGTTTCAAGTTGCGCTTGAGTATAAGCCATGCTGCCAATATCAACCAAAAAAAAGAGAGCCTCAAGGCCCTCTGGTTCGATTGGTTCGCTCTGGTTCGTTAAAATGCGGTCATTCAAAAAAAGTTTCGGGGTCCACCTTGTTTTTTTCCAGAAACATGATCACCGATTCCCGGCTGATCCGGCGGGTGCGTTTACCGATTTTGAAGGCCACCAGGTCCCCGGCCCGGATCAAATCGCGGACGTGTTTTTCGGTGCAGGCCAACATCTCCGCCACGTGATGCAGGTGCAAAAGACCGCTCTGTTTCACCACCATATTCATCTCCCCAACCAGTCACCGGCCGCCCGACCGGTTAAAGGATTGACCCCGCGGTCCGGTAAACCTTCCACATGCGCACCCGCCCCCGGCCGGGGCAGCACCATCACCCCGCCCCAGCACTCCGGATCGGCCATGGCCAGGGCATAGATGCTGGTGTCCAACAGGTGATTACCTTGATTGCCCTGTAAGGTCCATAATTCACGGCCCCGGTTATCCCGAACCTTGATCTCCGCGGTGAGTTGCATGGTGAAATCCTCCCCGGTGCCCTTATGGAAATGTACCCGGCCCGATTCTACCCGTGACCAAAACGCATCCTTGAGGGCGTTGGTGTCCAATATCCACAGACGTAAACCTCCAGGAATCGGCCCCCCTTTGCCCGGCATCCGGTCAATGACGGACATCATCATTTTCTTCCCGCCAGCGAGAGCTTTGGAGGCTCCCTTAATCCCAAAAATGCGGCCTTGCCCCTGGATGCGCAGCCATTGATAAACCTGTTCCGTCATGCTGACGTTGCCGTCCCCGCCGCCACTGCCCCCGGTATCAATAGCCCCCCGCCACACCGGATAAATCGGCCCCCCGCCGCCGCTGCAATAATAAACGTCCCGGAACAACCAGCCCTCCAGCTCAGTCCAATTTGGCAGCCAGCCGTAACGGATCAGGTGTTGGTCCACCAGGCCGCTATCCAGGCGCACCCAGGCCCAGATAGAGCACCAGCAGCCCCACTTATGGTTATCAATTCCCGCAGTCAGGGCCACGGTGCCGTCGGGAACAACTTGCGCCTCGCGGTCAGAACACAATTCCAGCAAAGCCGAAGTGTCTTTTTGCTTGACCACGTCTCTCCACGGCTCCGCCAGCCATAAATTAATGAAAGTTTTGTACTTTTCCCGGTCAGCTTTGGTGGCGAAAAACTGCGCTGCCACCTCGGAAAAGTTCCGAAAAGGCGAGTAGAGGACGTTCCACCAAAAACCCACATGCGATACGAGCGGCAAGGGCGGCATTTCACCCGTCTTAACGTCAAATGGATGGCCCTCCGGGACCCATTGACCCCGGGCCAGCATCCCCGGCTTGTCCTTGTCGTCAATTTCCACCTGGCAATGGACGCACTCATACCGGGCTACCCGCTGCTGGCGGATGTAATCCGGGCCCCGCTGCTCCGCCGGCCATTCCCCCAGCTTGGCCCCGGCGCACTTCACCTGCCAAAACGAGAGGACCTGGTAGGCGCCGCACTGGGGACAGGGCACCCAATATTTGCGCCGATCAGAGCGCAGATACTCCCGGTTGATGTGCCCGTCCGGAGTGGTGGGCGTGCAGGGCTCGATAATCTTACGATTCCAGTAGGTGGTCAGCCGGGCCTCGGCCATTTCCACCGGCGAACCCTCATCCCCGGTGGCCGCCGGATACCGGTCCGGCTCATCCATGAGGAGATAACGGGCCTCGACGTTGGCCAGATCGGCCTTGCTGCCCGCGGTGGCGAAATAAATGTCCATGCGCTTGAGCACAATGGAGCGCTTCTGCATGTCATCCGGGTCGCCGGTGAGATACCGGGACAGCTCCGGGCTTTCGGTAATCATGTCCTGGAGCCGCTTGTTGACCCGGCGCAGGGTCTTGTCCGTGGGCATGACCACCAGGAAGGGGGCGGGGTCCTGGGAAATGACGTACCCCAGCATGTTATAAGCCGATTCGGTCTTGGCGCTCTGCACCGAGGCCATGATGGTGATCCGCTCCACCCCCGGCTCCAAGAAAGAATCCATTACCCCCACCGCATAGGGCACCAGCCGGTTACTCCAGGGCCCCGGGATAGCTGATTGCTTCGGCAGCATCCGGTAACGCTCGGCCCACTCGGACACGGCAATATCATCCGGCGGCGCCCAGGCGGAGCGCTCGGCGGGGGAGAAGGGGTTATGGGTTACGAGTTCTGAGTTATGTGGATTATGGTGCATAAAACGTCTAACCTATCTTGTGCCCCGGCCCCGGCATTTCTTTTAAATCACCAAAAGAAGTCACTTCCGCCACTTGCGCCGATTCTGGACCGGCATTGCCTGCGCCGGCGCCGATGTTTTCCGGCAACGGCCGGGCGAAATCCTCCAGGAGGTTCCGCACCGCCCGGTGAATGATCGGTTCCATCTCCCGTTCATGCGAGCAGGTGGCCAACTGCGGCGGCAGGGCCCGGGCCAGAATCAACAGGCCCTGCTTCACCGCCATGATCCGGGCCACGAATAGCTGCTCCACCGCGGCCAGCTCCACCAGCTCCCCCCGGCGATGCCGAAGCTCAAGCTCCCGCCGCTGGGCCTGGAACTTTTTGTTCTGCCCATCCCAAAAATCCTTCCCGGACTCCAGCGTCAACTCCGGCTGCCGGGGATCGCC